TTATCTCACAAATGTCATGTGTTTCAACGTGTTCATCAAACTCTTCACCTAACTTATCTACCGCTTCAGAATATGGCACTGTAGACAAAGGCTGACCACCCCTGCTACCATCAGGATAACAAGTAAATCCTCTTAATCTGTGAGCGTAGGATGCTAGAGTGTTCGCAAAATTCTTAACTGTATCAGGGTTATTAAACTTTGTACCCCAAGCAGGTAAGTTAATAGTGGAACTGATGGACATATCAACATAGTCTTGAACATCTGCCTGAAATTTAATTCTTCTTTCGTAATCTTCTGCAAGATCCAATGCTGATTCAATACTCTCTGGATCAACACCATACAAATCAATTAATTCTTGAGCAGCACTGTCTATAACGTATTGATACTTCCACCTAGTTCCACCAGTTAAGTATCTCCGCTTGTATGCAACGGCAAAGATTGGTTCTATACCAGAAGAACTACCAGCAAGTATACTAATAGAGCCAGTTGGAGCAATAGCACGGTTCGCCACTGGCCTAGATATGGATAGCTCGTCTGCAAATCTTCTAGAAACGTCGTCACTAATCCCTTTATATACCGATAACCATCGGTGAAGATCGGTACTAACTTCATATTTTTCTCCTCTTTTAATAAGCCACTCATGCATTCCCATAAGCCCAAGACCTAATCTTCTGTTCTTTTGCCTTACAGCATAAACTTTCGGATAAGGTAATTCGGCTCTCAAGGTTCCGCATATTAAAAATTTAGTGGCTAAGTCTACTACATGGGCCAACTCTGATATCGACTCAATACGGCCCAAATTGATACTCCCCAAATTGCAAACATCACTGTCGTCAGCACTACATACCTCAGTACAGGCATTGCGTAAAGTTTCATCCTCATTCTCCATAAAATTAAAACTGAATCCTGGTTCTGCTGTTCGTAATGCCTGTTCAATATTCTTAACAAATATATCACCAACAGATCCAGTATTCCAATACTCTAACAACCAATTAGTATCATAATTAACACTAATATTAGTCATATCTAAAGGAGCGCGAAAGTTAAAATCTTGCTCCTTAATTTGCTTAAAATTAAAACCAGTATTACCTACTGGCATTGTATCCCAATCCTTTGCTGTAAGGAAGTTGGGAATATCGTTGTGCTTCCAATGTAACGAAGCGTACATAGCAGATCTACGAGATCCACCCTGCATTACATTAGCACCTATACTATTAATCATTTGCATCTTGGGAATTGGGCCAGAAGCAAGACCACCAGATCCTCCTAAAGTTCTACCTGACTCTCGATATACTGAATAGTCAATACCTATACCTCCCCCTGTCATTAAACAGGATTCAGCTTTCCAACTGAGATTAGCCCAATCCTCTCTTGTGTCCTCTTCAGCAGACAGTAGAAAACAATTATTATAAAAGCGTTTGTCTCTACCTGCATAGTATAAGTATCTGCCTCCAGGAACAAATTTTAGATCAGTTATATATTCTGCGAGTTGACTTCGTTCTTCTTTTCTCATTAATGCTTCTTCACCTGAACGATAGTTTCCACATACATCCTCAACTAAAACTTTAGCAAGTTGTTCCCAACTATCGCATCCAGTGTGTGCATATTTTAAATTAAATATATCTTCAGAAAACTTTGATCTGAACATAGGGTTCATGTTTGATTTAAATCTAGTCATGTATATCTGCCTTCACTATAGAAATNTCTACACCTTCAAAGTGATCTTCAAGAACCTCTTTGACATCATCAGGAAAAGTTTGAAGAAGACCATCTGCTCCATCTACAGGAACTATATGATGATCTTCTTCTACCCTAACCTTTACTAATAAAATAAAATTATGCATTAAAACCGAAATGTTCTACTACGCCATAAAGTAGTTGGTGTTAAACCATGACCTGATTTAGCTTCAGATAATGATTTAAATGCATCAGATAAATTTTTACTAGCTTCTTCATATACTACCTTTGCAGATTCATATGCATCTTGAGCTTCATATACATCACCGTATTTAAGACGTTGCAGTTCATCTTGTTTTATTTTAATTTCATCTTCAAGAGTTTTAATCATTTCACTATCCATCGTTTACTCCTTTCTCTATTAAGTCAGACAGATCTGGTGGTAAGTGACCAGCAGGTTTTACAATCTTTCCATCATTTCTCACAGTTCCTTTTTCTAACTTTTCCATGTTATTACCGTGTACTCTTAGAAAAGCCTCATCTAAATACTTTAATTCTTTGTATCTCGATGCAAAACCAAATACAACATAGAGAACATCACATAACTCTTTCATTACCTTCTCTGGATTTATTTCATCGTCAGGTGAATGCATAGCATCTAGTTCTTCTATTAGTTCTTGATACTCCTCTGTCATGTTATTGACACAAAGATGTAATCTTTGCATATTGTGTTCATCTTTAACTTTTAAACTGTGACCTCTGCTTTGAAATGGAACTTTATCATATATCGCTCTCATTGTCAAGGCATTTGTTACAGAATCTTGCCATTCATTTAAACATTCTTTATAATTAATCTGCACTAAATTTCCTCCCTCTTAATCTGTCTAACTCTTCCTGTGAATCTAATTCTTTAAATTCAGGTATATATACTTCATCTATTAATTTATCTAAATACCATTTGGCTTTTTGTAAATCTTCTATAGGTTTACCTTTGTAATCAAAACGCCAGAGATACTTCATTATGTTTCCTTTTAGATAATGTTTAAAGTTATCTCCTGTAGTTGCTTTAATTGCATCTATACACTCTACACCATGTTGATTGTAATGTGGTGGATGATTTACCATGTCTTCAATCGTAATGGTTTCCTCACCCATAGTTAATGTTACCATTATATAAATCCTCTTTTATCAATTAATGTTTGGTTTGTGGTTTAAAATTTACATAAATTACGTTCTTTAACTTTTTTTTATCCTCCTCTGGTAGTTCTATGTCTTCTTTTTCATATCTTTTTTGTGCATCCTCAATAACACTTTTTACTAGTAGTAATAAAGAATCACCGATATCGTTTATAACATGATGACGATCAGTATCATATACATCTTCAGTAGCAAAATCACCACAAGATATGTTAATACCTTCTCCATCATGTGTAATAAATAAGCCAAACGTACAGTCAGGCACATCTATTATATGATTTATTTTATTTTCTGACATGACATCTCCAAAAAATCTTTTGCGTAAACTATTGCTAGTGGTTCTTTGCGATTTGCTTTGATAATCACTAACGGCTTAGTTCCTTTAGTCATATGACTTTCAGCTTGAGATATAATGTCATATACAGCAAACTTTGCTCTTGACTTACACTCTACAGCCCAAGGCCATTTCTTTCTAGCAAGTGGGGATAAACTAATATCTGGACCGTTTACTCCCATCGGTGTAGATTTAATATCATCCTGTTCCACACCTTTTAGTCGAGATAAAAGTAAATCCCTCACCCACTGTTGTAGTAGTCTCCCTTTGTTTTTAGCTGACGCTGGTTTCATATCGCCTAGCCATTTGAGTATAGTATTCATAGTTTCCTGCTTTTGATACAGGGTTTTTAGCGTACTTTAAATCCTTCCAACAAGAAAACTTATAGTCACAAAACGTACAAGGCATCTGTAATTTTCTGTTACCAGTAGTGCGCTTATAGTATGTTTCTACAGCATCGTCATATAGTCTTTCAAAGTGAGCATCCTCAGTGGTCTTGGATACCTGCAATGCTTTCTGCTCAATCAAGTCTATATAGTAATCCTCATCTTCTGGATCAGCTTCTATAACTTTGATCTCCCCTGTACCTTTGTTTACTACAATCCATCCACCAGCTTTTACACCTTCAGCCCTAGCATATCCAAACAACTGACAGCAATAACCAAAGTCATCCTGTTTCTTTAGTTGCTCGTAGGATGCAAAGCGTTTGTCATATGACCAAGAACTAGCACTCTTAATATCCCAAACACTTTTATCACCTAACTGTATAACTAAGTCAAGTTCCCCATATAAATCTCCTGCCTTAGTAGATAACTTAACTTTCTTATTCATATCAGTTATCTCTATTCCTGCTGACAAAAGAAGGGCAACAGCTAAAACTTCAGTCATATCACCGTAAGCCATCATGATCTTAAAGTGATTTGGCTTGTCTGCCTCTTTCCATCCTAACTTTGATGCCTGTAATTGACACATAGGTTTGCCAATCTGAGACATGGATGGAAGTCCATTACTGCTACCTAACTTTTTATAATTAAACCTTGACAGCTTCTCATTAAACATCTGACTAGCTGTAAAAATTATACTTTTAGGTATCTCTGGACCTCCAGACAGAAACAAGTCTAGCTTTGTTTGAAGATTATTCATCGTCTACTGATTCTATAAATTCAGCACCAACACTGCCGTTACCTATATTCTCTCTCATTCTTTCGGTAACATCTTCATTCTCTTTTTGTATAACCTGTTGAAATGTAAGCAAATTTGCTTCATCATCTTTAGATACTTTAATTTTATTATCAACTATAGGTTTGTAATTAAGAACGAACCACTGATTAGATCCTCGCTTCTCAACTTTAAAGTCTATGCCAAGCTCATAGTTAAAGTGCTTTAGCTTTTGCTTTTCAAGTTCACCAACAACTTTACCTATTTCGTAAAAATTAGATGGGCCAAGACGCATACGGAATGGTATTGGATCAAACTCTACTGGCTCTGATCCAGGTTTTACTGCATCATTCATTCTAATCATGCCAAACAAATGTCTATACAATTTTGTTCGACTAGCTTTTGCATATGCTACAGGATCTGAAGCCTTGAGTTTTTCTTTTTGTCTGGATGGCATCCAGCCACATTTATTTCCACCAAACCAATCAATAGCTTTGTCAGCAAATCTGATAAAGTGCTGAGACATATTTGCATATTCCTCTGCATCACTGTCAAATACAGAAGTCTGCATGGTTGTTGCAAAGACACGAACAGCAACGTCCTTGCCAAACACAGGGCCATGATCAGGATGCTCAAGTCTTATTGATGGTACTGGTACACTAGCCATCTCTTCACCAAAGAATGCATCTCTATTTATTGATGCTCTAGGTATTTGTGGGCCAGTGTCTTCTGGCACTACGAAAAGATTCGTAGATTGATTAAAGTCTAATTCAACTAACGACATTTTTTTCTCCTTTCAAATGTATAATGCTTATAACACATTAATTTTGATTTGTCAAGCAGATTTTTCTAATTCATAATAAAAATCTGCTACCATATACATTTCCTTTAGAGTTGCACTTGATTTTATACTATTAACAAGATCAGATACAACAACTATGTTATATTTATGATAACCTTTTAAATTATTTATTCTGTCTATTGACATATTCCACCTACTTCTTTCTTTAAAAACAAAAGGTTTATGAAAAACTGGACAACATAAATCTTTTGGTATGGCGTTTAATAATTCTTGTCGAGTTAAAGTACAGTGTGTTTTAGTACACAGATTTTTTGATTTGAGTCTTTTTCTTAACATTCCTAATTTATGAGATAAAAAATGTTTTGTAACACTTTCATCTAACCATGAAGAATGTTTTATTAGTGCAGGATTCATTAATCTAATCTTTTTAAAAAACTTTTTGTTTGCTAGTCTTCTAAGTTTAATGTCTTTATTAGGCATTACAATCCTCCTGCTCCATCCAGTTATTTCCTATAGACATTTCAA